GCGGCGCTTAAATTCCGGGCAGTAGGAAATGCACCCCGGGGTGTAAACGCAATCACCAGTATAAGGAACCCAGCAAAAACCCAAAGACTCAAAAGTGCAACGCGCATAGACCTGGGACCCAACCATAAGCTGATTGGAGAGGTGGGATATGGCGGCTGTAAAAAGGTCCAGCATGCAAAGGTAGAAAGAGCCGTTTGAATAATCAGGAGGGCCGCTGAAAGACAGGGCCTGAGAAAACCTAGCCAAGAGCTGTGGGTAAGGGGGGCAACCAAGACAAAGGAAGGCACCGTCCATGAACCGAGTCTGGTTTGGAATTACACCTGGGATAAATGGAGCAAGGTCATAGGGGGCCGCTGAGATCATAGGGTCTAGCAACAGCTTTTTATACAACGTGCGGAGGTTAACCCTCTGCACTATATTAGAAAAATCTGTTGATCGAGCTGTCTCAAGGAAGGCAACAAACGGGGCGATGGTTACCCATGTGTCTTGCAGAGCGAACCATGTATAAGGGAGTTGGGGAACCGAAGGGATGTTGGCATAACAGAAAGTGGCCTGGGGGGCTTGTAAAGGGCAGATCGCAGTGCCATAAGGCGCACAAGGGGTAACAGAGGATGTAGGGGTACGGGTGGGACGAAAGAGTAAGGAAGGGGATTCAGAGGCGGTTGGGGACGGAGAGAGGGGGGAGGGGTGAGAGAGAGAGAGGAGCATTAGAAAGAGGAAAGGCATGACCGCGACTGGTAACGAGGACATGGCTATGTACAAACAAATGAGGTATTAGAGGGGGTAACAGCGCCTAACCCTAGGGTCAGGAGAATTAGTGTAGTAGAGGGCACGAAAGAGTTGGAAGTCTTCCATAATGGCCACAATAGCAGCGGCTGCCATGGAGACTTGAGCCCCAGGATACCTAAGGGCACACTGCTTGGTGAGTGCTTGAATAGCACAGGCATCATAATAACCCTTGCACATATCCTTGAGACTAAGCCAACGGTCAGAAAGATCTGTAGGGTTCTCATGCCTGAAAGGGTAACTAAGTCTCTCGATCCTCTTGACGGGGTCTGGGAGCACAACCCAGTGGTTACCGTTATGGACGAAGAAGCAGCTACAAAAGTAGTTACCTTTTCCGACAATTACCTTGGCCTGCAGGTTGAGAAAAAGCTCAAGATCGACAGTGACGCTATACAGGTCCGGGAAAGAGTAAGGAAAAACGAAGGAGTCATCTCCTACGAAGTAAACAGCGAAGTATTTTAGCTCATTAAGTTTGTAGGCCCATGCAACGGCTGCCATGTTTATGAGGACATTCCCGAAAGCCGTAACCACCGTGCCTGAAGTACGCTGAAAGAGCAGTTGTACACGGATCCCTAGCAGGAAGTTGAAAGCCGTCTTTATAGTGCTGCCGAATGCCCACATCTCAAGGAGGGTGAGGTCTAGCCCAAGCAGCTTGTATATACCCATCTCAACAGCGAAGGTCTCCTCAAGCTGTGATTTGTCAAACTTCGCAAAGTCATTCTCGAAACCTTCTGCGTTTGGAGGGACATGGGCATTAAGGTGAGCCTGAAGATCATCTATTGATTTCTTGAGTTGCACAAAGACCTGCGGCTTTAGAATCTTTTGTAGACGGTCGAAGAGTTGCCTAAAAAAGGAACAGATAATGTTAACTTTAGTGTCGTGGTGTATGACGGTCTGGAGGATCTGGTACTCGCCGAGTGCATCCTTATCAAGACGATTTTTGGGTTCCTTGCGAAACATGACGTTGTAATGGTCGAGATC